TCGGCGGGGGCTACCGTCTCAGGTACGGGCTGCTGACCTCCGTCTCCCGTGCCCGAATCCCGCTGCCCGAACTCGTATTTCATTGGCTCGGTCTCCGGGACACCGTATCTGTTGGAGAACATATCGGCAAACTCAAACCGCTTCTCGTTTCTTAATGTCGATCCAAGGGGTCTTCCGTATCCTTGATTCCATGCCACGGTAGCGTCCTTGTAGTTGACGGCGTTATCGAAATCCGATTTAGAATACATATAGTAATTATATACATTACCTTGAGCGTCCTTGTCAAAGAACTTGCCTTGATTGATATAGTTCCAACCTAACCCCGGGACCTTGCCTTGATACTCATCCACGAGATAATCCAACTGCTGTGTCAATGTCGGTTTCTTCCCATACCTGCGCTGTAGCTCCTTCTTCCTCGGTCCAAGCCATTGTTGGATGCCAAAATCACCGGCGGCTCCTAGGGCTTCGGTGTCCCCTCCGGACTCGGCGGCGATGTTCGATAGGATGCCGATAGCTTGAGTTTGTGGTATCCCCTTCTTATCGGTCAGATAATCCCATATCTCGTCATATACAGCCATCTTACTATCCTCTGATCTACGGGGATCAATGACGTATTTGCCAGACCCATATTCATTCTCAACATCAATAGGACCTCCTTTTCCCCACATTGCAACCCTACCATCAGGCGTAGACCTAAACTGTTTATTAGCTTCATCCTTAACCCTTTCCATGTCTAAATATTTCACTGATCCTACGCTTTTATTAGGCTCACCAATAAATATATAATCACTGGTTCCATCATTATTATCATTTTCTGATGGGGTCCATCCCTTCCCTCTTTGCCGTATACTGGCAAACTTAGACGCCTTATTTATGTCATTCGTAGTATATAAAACGCCAAACCCACTATCTTTTAAATCTTCAACGTTATGACGACCAGATCCTATCCCATTCTCAATCGGCTTTGTTAAATATGGAGCTATTTGAGAAATATCATGATTAGAAATATCCGCATCTCCTCTATAAAATTGATATCTGCCCTGGAGAATCCTTTTATAAAATTCATCGACCTTATCCTCATCTTTTGACATCTCCTTAAGAATAGACTTTATTTCTTTATCGTTTCTCCCTCTATAAGCCTCCTTAAAATAAGCTTTAACATCAGGCTCATCATAAAGCCTTAACATGTCTTTATAAGAAGCCCTTATTTTTCTCATTTTATTAGCGGATGTAAATAATCCTCCAACAAAAGGGAGCAATCCAAAAGCAGATAACGTAACAGCTAGCGGGTCTTTATTTACTATACCTTCCTTGAAATCATTTATATCTTGAATGTCACTCACCACCGGAACAAAACCAGCTATAACATCAGTTATATCCAGATATTCATGATTAACCCGATTATTTAAATTAACATTTTCATTAATACCATGATTGCCAACAGATGTATTATCCCTTGAAGCAATATACCCACCATCCCACTTTTTCTCCAGCTTATTCTTAGACATAATAGCGTTACGGATAAGAGCGTCTTTACCGCTTTCTGGGAGAGGACTATAATCCTTAAACGAACCTCTCTCATCAAACTTATTACCTATAGCATCCAGCGTCTTGGTAGCTATATTGACAGGAAACTCTTGATCATCGCTATAAAAATCATACACGTCGTAAACACCTAACCTCCCATCCGGACGCCTATAAATTGTAAAATTGCCAAACCCTGATAACGGGGTAAGATCACCAGCAGCTTCGGGATAAAAATCGTACTCAGAAAAAACCGTAGGCTTTCCGGATCTTACAGAATTACGATTCTTCTCAAAAATATCTACCCACTCTCTTGACTTCTTTAAGAACTCCAATTTACCATAAAGCTCATCTGATGCCGGTGTATCAGAACCATATATTTCTTGCTCCGTATCACGAATCTTCTTATCTAACCTCTTTATCTCATCCTTAGTATCACGATTAAACATCCTCTCGATATCAGCAATAATATTATCGGGGATTCTTATTTCTTTGCTATTTCCGTCAAGACTATTAGGTTGGGATAAGAATCTACCCCATAGCTGTTCACTATATTCATCAACATTAGCTTTGCCATTTCTTCCGTATATAAATTCCTTAGCCTTATCAGGAAGACTGGCATTTGAGGCTACCACATCAGGGGTGACATTCTCGTACAACCTCCTTCTTATGGCGTTACCTATGATGTCTTTTAAATACGAAGCTCTATCAGATACATCTTGTCTTACATGCATAGGATCATTACCAGTAGGACCTCCTTCGGCTTTCCGCTCAATTTTCTCTCCCCATAGCCCATATTTCTCCCTAGGCCATATGCCGTCTATGGCATCCACATAACCAACGGGATGCTCCCCTTCCAGACGCCGGTTCCGCCGCTCGTCCGCTGGATACAGGGCGTTGGCCAACGGCTGCGTGATATGACCCAACCCCTTATCCTTGGAACTCGACATAGCATCCACCACAGTCCGATATACAGGCCTTAATTTCTCAGGTAGATATAATCCCGCCTCGTCAACCAGCTCGCCTATCTTCTTATTTATACCCCTAATGCTGAAATTATAATTACCCATGCCATTATTCAACGGAGACAACGCACCTCTTATCCCATTCATACCCTTAACAGCAGCTCCTCCACTAAGGATATCAAACTCCGGGGATACGTTCTTTAAAGGGCTGTCATCCATCCCCCTGAAATACATAGGACGCTCACCTTTGACCACCCTGTCAAGATCCTCCTTATATAAATCCTTTATCCACGACGGAATCTCATCCTGTTTATTCTTCTTTGCCATAAATCATGTTTTTCACAAATATACACACAATCAAATGGATATTAAAACATAAGGCGGGAACATGATCCACGTCACATACCCGCCCTTAAGAATATAAGCATATTAACTAGCTATTATCCCACTCGGCGAAATCGCTATCCACACGGTCTTTCAACGCCTTCCTCTCGTTGAGAAACGTTTTATAAGACTCCACGTATGACAAGTCCAGTATGCCTAGCTGGGCGGCGTTGTAGTCGTTCAGCTTCTTTTGCTCCAAGTCCTTGTCCCATAGGGCGTTGATACAGGCCTCCAATATCTTGTTGGCCGTCAACGTGGGCCATACCCTGACCTCGTTGTAACTATAGGAGATCACGGGGGCCATATCGTCACCCATCTCCCTTGTCTCCTCTCTAACGTCCCACCGGTACAGGTAGGAACCGTCACCGTCCCGCTCTATTCTAGGCGGCATTGTGTCGCTCCATGATCGCTTCATAAAACTCTGGTTTTAAAATTTTCTTAGCTAAATGCTTGCTATCGCTATCATATATCCAGCCCAGCCAACCGGCTAGACCTGCCTTGTATTCCGTTAAGGATATATTCGGGACTTTATTCAATCTAGCCGCCGCACGACATAGATTTTGCTTAGTCCTCTTCCTTATCCGTATATGCTCCTTGTAAAATACGAAACCCACGAAATCTACACCACGGCCGCTTTTATCCGATCTTCTCTCAGCGATCTTAAATATCTGGTAATTCCCTTTCAGCTCCAACTTCAACACGGCCAATCTATCGATAAGCCACGGAAGTAATACGTTTCTCAAGAAACACTTATCATGATGGAAAAAAGTCATGTCATCCGCGTATCTGATATAATGCCTTATATCTATAATCTCCTTTATCTCGTGATCCAGATAGGCGAGATAAAGATTCGCAAGATATTGGCTAAGATAGTTCCCGATCGGAACGCCGGGAGCGGAATCGATGATCTCATCCAACAACATAAGCAAGCGATCGTCCTTGATCTTCTTCCGAGCGATGCCTTTTAACACCTCATGGTCTATTGACGGATAGAATTTGCGGATATCAACCTTGAGGCAATAGACGGATTCACGATCGGACAAAGCCCGTCTTGTCCTCTTATACGCCTCCGTTATTCCTCTTCCCTTGATACATGATGTCGTATCAGCCGTGAACACGGAAACCCATATAGGTTCCATGACGTTCATTATGGCATGATGCAATATCCTGTCCGGATAATAAGGGAGCTTGAAGATGATCCTTTCTTTTGGCTCATAGATGGTATCAGTCCGGTACTTGGAAGTCTTGAACGTGCCATCCAGCAGAGACTTTAGCAAACGGCTTAGATTACCTTCTTTGTCCTTGTCAAACAACCTTATGCCGTATGAATCCTTCTTTCCCCTTCGGGCTTTCATGTCCGCAAGTATCAAGTTGTCCATATTCGCTATCTTATCAAATAAATTCCCTATTCTCTTCATTTTATTGTCATTAATTTGCTTTTTATCATAGGGAGTCTTCGGTTTCCCTACCAACACCCTTTATATGGGGAGACTTTTTTCGCCAAGAGGCGAGGCCACCATCCCTGTTTGTTATCTAAATATCTTTTCCCCTCTCTAAAAGTATAGGCGTGAACCGATGTTACGATTCGCATCGGAAGGCGCATTATTCGTATTCACGTTAGCGAGGCCTGCATTCGACCTGTTGTCCGCGTTACCGCCAACCAGCACCACCTAGGGATGATCGACCCTCATTCCGTCATTCGAGATAATACCTGTTCCCGGAGGCTCGCATCGTCACTTTCCTAGGGAACTTGTCCATCTCCTTTATCTTACCAAGAACGTACTTGATCTCTTGGGAGTTCGTAAAGAATTTCTTGGCATCACTATCCTTATCCTCTAGATTCTCCTTGATCATGACAAGCGCCCTGTCTTTCCCGAACTTGGTGGACACGCCATCCATGTAATCAATTACCCAGAACGTGAGATTCGTCAACTTCTGTTGGGTGATCTCCGGACAATTAAAATGCCTTGAGTTCTTATCCCTTGGGATATTCAAGAACGACAAGCTGCCGTCATCTTTATTCTTTTCTTCTTCCATTTTTATCCTCATTAAACGTTATACAAAAAATTCCCGACGTGATACGTGCGGCTACGCCGACGTTTTACGATATTCGGGGAAAAAGCAAAGGCGAGAACCGACGTAACGATCCGCATCGGAAGGCGCACGATACGTATGCACGGCAGCGAGGCCCGCACGCGACCCGTAGTCCGCGTTACCGCCAACCAGCACCACCTGCATGCGGTTAGCCGATGTGTAGGTGTAGTAGTAGTCGCACCAGTAGGTAGAACTACTACCGCCGATCTCCGTAGCTACGATATCACCATCCTCACCTAGGAGCATCTTCTTGGCATAACCATTGGTACGGCAGATGTTGCCTTTCTTGTTATAGCCTGTGTAAGATGTATCGCTGAAGTTTGACGGGTCATCGGTAGTCCATAATATGGATAATCCCGCATCGCCCGTGGTGACCTGTATATTGGCCCCGTCGGTGTATTTCCAGATATGGCCGAACGGATTCTCTATGCCACGATACCTGTTAGCCATCAACGTGGCGTGAGTACCGCCGGAAGCGTTCTTCACGACATATGCCTTCTCTCCCGAGCCGTTCCCGAACTCGTTGGTATAGCCGCATGGGATAAGTGGATTGATCTTGTTGAAGTTAGCCCAATCCGTCATTTGCGTTGGTCCCGGACCTAGGCCACCTTGGGCGAAACCGTTTGCGTCCTTCTGGGCGTTGAAAGGCTTCTGGCTGTCCAGCGTGGCGTACTCGACGGCGAATAGCCAGAACAGGGTCTTGTGGGCGTTGTAGGTATACATTTCCCATCCGCTGCCTCTTTTCCTCGCGGCTTGCCGGAATTGGTCTCGGGTGAGGTTGGTGACGGGAAATCCTAACAAGGAACGGTAGGTGCCGTCCCATTCGGCGGTGTTGTCGCCGCCACGCACGTTTGTATCAGAAGAACCAACACCATAAGAGCTAAACAGAATCAAATTAGATCGGGAAATACGAGCTTCCGTGGTAGATATATAGAATTTATCAATGTGGTTATACCCGGGTAATGGCATAGCCGACAACATCACCCTAAATTTAGTACCTTGGATATATATTTTATACCAATGATCTGGGATTTCAACCATAGCAGAAAAAACAGATGGGTTTGAATATTCTCCTGTAAGAACTTCCGTATCATATGCAGGAATACCCCCATTTGTGTCAAGAATACACCTTCGCATCTTACTCTGCACCGGCAACTCCCGATGTAGTTGCATATTCCCCACACGCTTCCCGTCCGGGCTTGACGATGCCATGTCCCACTCTACACCGTAGGCGTACCGTTCCTCGATGTCGGGGATGTCCTCCCAAGCTGGAGACCATTCAGTGGAAATATCACCATATTCAAGCTTGATCTTGTGGATGGTACTAGTAGTACTTGATCTGGGAAAAGCATAAACTCTCAAGAAAGTATTAGATGTCTCATCACCATCTGTTGTTTGAGTTCTCCATTTAAATGTTTTGCTAGCCTTTCCATTAACAAAATCTTCAGGTGTATATCCAACAAGTTGATCTCCTCTATCACCTGAGTTAAATAACATAAAATGGTCAAGACCTTCACCTAAATCTCCCCATATAGTACAAGTCACTTCCGCATTTTTTTGGATAGATTCAGTTAACCAATAAGATGCTATAGGATAATTCGAGTTACTAACTTCTTTCCCCGATCCCAGCAACAGGTTCCTCCCGTACACGGGCAGCTTACGATATTTACCATCATCCATTAAAGATTTAGTTCCATCACCTGTAGTATGTATTGTTAACTGTCTAATATCATTCTCAGAAGAATCATTTGATAGGTTTGTATATACATCAATTCCATCATTTACTGGTATTAAATAATTCATACCAGAAGTTATAGCAACAGTTAAATTTTGATATATAGAGATTTGTATAGAAAAATTATGTAATATTCCCGCATCCTGTTTTATATAAAACCAAATAGAATTATCATCATTAACATTATATCCACCAAAAAGACTTGATATATACCTCCCATTATCTCTGACTGGAAATATATTAACAGCGTTGCTTGGAAGCTTCTCTAATAATTTATTATAATTTTCCTGAGATATAGATGGATTGTCACTTGATGATATCTCCATAACAATGTCAAATACTGTATAATCTGGTTTGACTACTACATCCTTCCACGTGCCATCTCCACAAAGAAACCTACCCTCATCTCCCTTCGCCGGAGCTGGTACCAATCCACCCTCCCCAGCCTGAGACGCCGTAGCGCCAACCATATCCTTGACCTTATCAAGCCTACTTTCTATTTGACCTCCATTGTACTTACCAATAAAATCTTCCATATCGTTTTAATATACAAGGGAGAGGCGGCAAATACCCCCCCCCATATGTTAATAAATTAATAAACTTTCTCATCATTACTGAACCAACGAACTATCATCTTGAACCGACTCTCAACATCATTCACGAACCTAGCCAAAAACCAATCGCCACGAAGACGATCACGCCACCTCCGGTGATAATCGACAGCCCTAGGGTCGATCTTCCGGTCAATATCATTCACGTCCTTGATCCATACCGGG